CAGAGATTGTCACAATCGATGAAGCACGTGACGCATGTCGCATCGACGGGACGGAAAATGACACCATCATCCAAGGCCACAAAGAGACCGCGGAGCGATATATCACGTCCGCCGTCGGCGCAGATCGGGCGGTTCGATCCGATCCGCGAGTGGTCGCTGCTGTGCTGGCGCACATTCGGCTGTCGTTCCGACCTAACGAAGACAAGCAAGGGAACTTGCGCCGTCACATGACAAGTCTAATTAAGCAGATCGCGACGGACGTGCTGCCCGAACCGGAGGTTGAAGACAATGCCTAGCGAAAAAACACATCGAGTCACGTTCCAACAACTGCAAACGGTCATTGATGATGAGGGCGTCTCGACATCCTCATGGATTGATGTTCGCAGCGCATGGGCGTCAAAAGAATCGCGGTCAGGGTCGCAGAAATGGGCGGCCGGAGGGTACGGTGCAACGGTGACGGAGCTGTTCCGTATCAACTGGATTCCCGGCTGGGAACCGACGCCGGCTCATCGTCTTGTCCATCGCAGCAAGGTTTATGACATTGAAAGTGTCGAGAACGTCCGCGGCGAGAACGAGGAATACGAAATCCGAGCCGTGGCGCGCATGCCCGCAACTGGGCGTTAGGAGGAAATCATGAGCGACAACAAGCTGAAAACCTACGTATCGCCGAACAAGGCGATCATGAGCGCATTGTCGCCGATCCTTCCGACCGCTCACTTGCAGCATCCGAATCCGGAAGGAACGTATGCCATTTTTCGCATCGTGAATCGCAACGTCTCGGTGGTTGGATCAGGCAAGAACAAGGTCGTCGATTGCTACATCTACATCGACGTGTTTTCGCCGGACGACCTGTCGCGAGCGGATTCCATCGTTGGAGACATCGAGAACGCTCTGCTTGAGGCGGGGTTCATCGTCCGCGATATTGCGGATGTTGATTTCTCGCCTGACGGCAGCCCGCAATCGTATCACCACACCGAGATCGATTGCGTGTTGACGATGGAGGTTGCGGAATGAGCGACGACATGGATGCTGTGTTCCTTGAGTTTGAAGGCGACATCAAAAAGATGGGTGAAGCCGTGAACGACTTGCACGTCAGAAGAGAGGCACTTGAAGCGATGGCGGAGCCGATCGTTGAAGAAGCAAAACGGCGCGCAAGTCCGGGCGGCGGAACGTTCAAAATGGCGACTGGCCGACTTGCAAGAGAGATTGTCGCGCAGTGGACGATCAAGGACCCGAGCCGCATTGCGATCGGCTGGACGTCGCGTGGGTACTACGGGCCCATGCTAGAACGAGGCTTCAGAAATCACATAACAAAACAAATCGTAAAAGTACCGCATTTGCGACCTGCTTTTAACGCGATGAAGAAACAAAGCGAAGAAGCAGGGATAAAAGTGTTGCGCAAGCATTTAATGAAGGCCGCGCCATAAGCGGCAGGAGGTAAAAAGCAATGGCAATAACAATTGAAAAACCGGCATATATTGTAACGGTCAGAAACGCCTACTTTGCTGATCGGACGGTTAGTGGCAACACGGTCACTTACGGCACGACAAGGGGCGTCTCATCGATCAAGCAGGTCGGCATCTCAAAACAAAAGACGGAACAGAAAATTCATGCTTCCGGTCTCGTTTACGATTTGTCGTCACAAAAAGCAGGCGCGAACCTTTCAGTGCAAGCTGTACAGCTTCCGCTTGACTTGATTCGGAAATACGAAGGCGAAACCGTCGAAGGCGGATTCAGTTTTGAAAGCTCTGACGACCAATCGCCTGAGTTTGCGTTCGGCTACTATTCGGAATATTCAGACGGCAATTTGCTGATGTATTGGTACCCGAGGTGCAAGATGACGCAAGCCGACTACACGGACGAAACATCAACAGATAGTCCGCATGATCCTGCAAGGGATTATGTGATCGTCGCTTTGCCGACGGACGATAAGGTCTTTCGCGTCACGTACGATCAATCCAAAGTGCCGGCCGGGAAAGTTCCGTACACGGCGGAAGAGTTCTTTACGCAGGTTATTGATTCCGAGGATCATGCGATGGTTGAAGTTGACCCTGGTGAGGACATCTATGGTGTTGAAGTCGACTTTAAGAATAGGAAATTTACAAGACTTGCAGGTGCTTCCGCAATGACTCCTGGAGCGGACTTTGATGCTATTGATCCGTGGAAGCGTAAACGATGCATTCTGACGGATGCGGGCGTCGTCCTCGCTTATCATGGCGAGGCGGGGTACACAGAAACAGGCGCTTTGACACAAGCAGTCACCCTCGACGACACCACATACCCAGTCGGAACAAAAGTTCAGGTCATGGTGGAACAGCCAAAGTTCTATTACAAGGTTGTCCCGCTTGAGCTTGAAAGAAGACTCGGTGAAAAAGGAATGCACCTGCGGAAAG